GTGGCGGACGATGTGCCGCTACATTCAGGCCAACTCGCGGATGGCGATGCTCGGGCTGGACTTGGAGCGGTGGGGCGACGAGGCCGCGCGGCGGCTGTCTGCCTGAATGACGCTACAGCGGCGAGAGACGGCCGCCACCCCCTCACTCGCGCCCGCCGTCCGTGCCATTCTGCTAGGGAATCCACACGCGGCTCCAGAGCAGGCCAATGGCGAGCAAACTTCGCGAAATAGCAGACGCCCTAGCGGTCAGCCTCGCAGCCGAGACGTGGTCGATTACCTCGACAACCGTCGAGCGAAAGAACTGGGTTCAGGTCGAGCCTGAGCAGATGCAAAACCCGGTCGTCTACGTCGTGCCGGGCGGATCCGAAGTGACCCGCATCGGCAGGACGAATTGGCAGTCGGACGATTCGATCACGATCTACGTCGGCCGCCACGTTTCGAGCGACGCCGAGATCGACGATATGCACGACCTGGCGGACGAGCTCATGGTCTACATTCGCTCGACCGATCTCGACACCGTGTCGACCACGCCGCAGACGGTCGAGATCGAGATCAACCCAGACGACGCCCTCACGGAGCGGAACGTCTGGCGAGCGGTGATCCAGGCGACCTACCGCACGCTCTCTACGGACTGAAATGGCGAGCATCATCAGGGCAAGCCGAGCGTTTATCCGCCCAGGCATGATCGGCGGCAATCGCCGAGAGTTGTCGGCTGGCAGTCGGGGAGAGCTCGCCTTTCGCGTGAAGGTTCGCGGCAACTTCTTTGACCGCCCGAAGATTCGCCGGATGGTCGACGATATGACTTATCGGTCGCTCTACAACGCCGGGTACGCCGTGAAGCAGGCGGCAAAGAAGGGCATCGGCAGTGCGGCCCCCAAGCAGACAAAGGCCGGAAATAAGGCTGTCGGCTCTGGGGCCGTCGTCGAGTTCCACGGCGGGCTCTACCGCGACCTGACGATGCTGTCGAGCGGCAAGCCTCGTCCGCCTGGGAAGCCAGCGAAGTCGTGGGCTCCCAAGCGGTGGCTCTACTACAGCGTCGTGGACACGATGAATCGGGGAATGTTCGGGATGCCGACCGTCGTGATCGGCACCCAGCGCACCCCGTGGCTGGCTCGGCTCCACGAATTCGGCGGCACGCTCCAGTTGACCGCCTACCGAATCGGCGTCGGGGCGGCACGCAACGCCTATCTGCGGCGCTCTGCCGGGAGCAGCGGGGCGGGGCGTGACTCCAAGGGGCGGTTCACGAAGGGCGTAAGCCTCGGGCCGCAAAAGAATCAGTACGAATACGGTGCTCTGCTCTGGGCCAACAAGCGGCCTAGGTTCAGCCGCAACTGGGAGCGGACGACCATAACGAAGTCCGCCCGCTACCCGGCCCGCCCGTTCATGCAGGGGGCCGCCGGAGTCCAGAAGGCGGTCGCCAAGGCGAATGTGAAGTTCCGCAATATGCTCCGCAGGGCAGGCTAACACCCCCTACGGTCGCCGCTCTGCCGCTCCTAGTTTGAGCGTATCGCCGCACGCAGGCGACATCGCACACACAGGGAGCCCGCAATGTTTACCATCGTCCTCGGCAAAGACGTGACGCTTACCGGCATCACCGGGGCGCGCAGTTGCACCGTCTCGTCGTCTGCCAGCGAAATCGACACCACCACGCTCGGCGGGCTGACGCATCGCCGGTTCTCCAAGGGTCTGGCCGAGCAGACCATCGAGATCGAGTGCATCGACACCCCCGGCTGTGCGGCCGGTGACACGATCACTATCGGCGGCACCGAGACCGGCAACGCCGCCTACATCGTGACGAGCGTCGCCCAGGCCGAGCCCATCGACGGCATCGTCACCTACACCGTTTCCGGCACCCGCGCCCCAGCCACCTGATCATTAGGAGCCTAAACACATGGCAGTCACTCTCGGCCGCAACGGCACGCTTACCGCGCCTTACGGCGGCAACATCATCAACGTCACAAAAACCGTCGAGTCGGAGGCGGTCGATGTCTCCAACCGCTCGAACACCTCGGGCGGCTACCGGGTCTCGCGGGCTGGCTTCAAGGCCGTGACTTGGGAGATCGAGTGCCACGATCCCGGCGTTGCGATGACGGACCTGTTGGACGCCAACGCCGACAACGGGGCCACCGTGACCAGCGTGACGGAAAACATCAACGTCGACGGGGCCGTGACGTTTACGATCACGGTCAGGGGCGGAACCTGACCCGTGGCGATCACGCTGGGGAAGGACTGCTCAATCTCGCTTGGCGGCAACATCGCCAGTGCGCGGAGCGTCACCCTTACGGAGACGGCCCGCACGATCGACATTGAGGCGTTCGGGTCGCGGATGGTCGAGGTTTACAACACCGGCTACGACGCGACCGTTTCGGTTGAACTGAACGACGCCAGTGACATCAACTTCGACCTGCTCGAAAACGGCACGTCGATCACCGTGTCGGGCGGCTCTGGTAATTGGTCGTTCCCGGCGGTCGTGACAGGCATCTCGGAAACCTTTTCCGTTGACGGGGTCGCTACGTTCTCTGTTGAGTGCAAGATGACCCGCACAGGACTGAGGTAGCCAATGCGTGAGTTCAAAGACGACGAGGGCAGGCCGTGGCGGCTGGCGTTGACTGTGGCGTCGGCGTTGCGAGTGAAGGACATGGTGTCGGTCGACGTGACCGACGAGGACGGCACCAGGCGGACGGTGCCGTTTGACTTGGTCGACGCCGCCTCGATCTCGCAGACGTTTCAGGTGCTGCGGACGCAGTACGCCAAGATCGGCGAAGTGCTCTACGCGATCCTCGTGAAGCAGGTCGCGGAGAAGGGGCTCGACAAGGAAGCCTTCCTCGAAGGTCTGCGGGGCGATGCTCTCGACGCGGGCGTCAAAGCGTTGGAGGCCGAGCTTGTCGATTTTTTCCCGCCGCGCCTCCGCAAGATGATCGGGCTTCTCGCCGCCAAGATGGACGAAGTGGCAGGCGAGATGCTGACGAAAGCGGAGGCGGGTCTGGAAGCCGCGAGCGCGGAGACGCTGATCGCACAGTCTGGGACACCATCTGGGAAGCCGCCGGAATCCTCGGAGTCCACCCCGGAAAGTGGACCCTCCGACAACTCATCCTCGCTAGAGACAGCCGCCTAGAACATCAGTGGTGGCATACCGCCAACCTCATCGCCCAACAAGCCAACATTCACAGAGACAAGCACAGCCCGAAGGCAGACCCCCGAAAGTTCAACCCGTTCGCCAAGAAGACGAAGCCCAAGGCGCGAGAGGCAACTCCCGAGGATCTTGAGCGGCTCTTCGGCAAAGACTGGGCCAAATACGCATGAGCAACGCTGGAGCAATCAAAGGCGGCGGCGTATTCGTCGAGATCGGGGCTGACCCTCGCAAGTTCTTCGCCACGTTGAACAAGGTCAACAAGGCGATGGGCGATATGGGCCGCTCGCTCGCCGGGGCTGGGGCGAAGATCGGCGGCATCGGCGTGGCGACGCTCGCGCCGTTTGCGGCTGCGGTGCGGCAGGGGACGGCATATCAGTCGACGCTGTTGAATATCCAGGCGTCGACCGGGGCGACTGCCCAGGAGCTCGACCGGCTCAAGGCGGCATCCATGCAGATGTCGCAGGCGATGGGCGTCGGGCCAGCGCAGATCGCTGGCTCGTTCCTTGAACTGCTCAAGGCTGGCATGAGCGTCGAGCAGGTGCTCGGCGGGGCAGGGAAGGCGGCGATTGAGTTTGCGACTGTGGGCCAGATGGACGTGGCGGCGGCCGGCGTGGTGATGGCGGATGCGATGAAGGTCTTCGGCGTGACCGCTGACATTGCGGCCAACGCGATCTCGTCCGCTGCCGATGCTTCTAGCACGTCCATCGAGGGAATGTCGCAGGCGTTCTCGCAGGTGTCAGCGGTTGCCGCTCTGGCGAATCAGTCGATTGGCGATACGTCGGCAGCCCTGGCGATCCTTGCAAACGCTGGCGTGAAGGGCAGCGACGCCGGCACGTCGCTCAAGACGATGCTTATGCGTCTCATGTCCCCGGCGGACGAGGCGGTCGGTGCGTTGGCGTCTATCGGGCTGTCGGTGCAGAGCTTCCGCAACGCCGATGGCTCAATGAAGCCGCTCGTAGACATTATCGGAGTTCTTAACGGGGCTCTCGCCGGACTTGACCAGGCGGCGAAGGACGACATCTTCCGGCAGATCTTCGGCTCTGACGCCATTCGTTCGGCAGCGATCCTGACCGGCACTGGAGTTGATGGCTTCAACGCCATGACAGGTGCGATGGATGCTGCGATGCCTGTCGGCGAAAAGTTTAAGGTGATGATGAGCGGGCTGGCTGGAGCGGCCGCCTCAATCATGGCAGCACTTCAGCGGTTTGCGATTGCCGTCAGCGATGCCGTGGGGCCGGCGTTGATGAGCGCGGCGAAGCCAGTGATGGGATTCATCGACGGCTTGACGGACCTCGCCTCAAAGAACAATGAGGCAGTCGCAAATATCGCTAAGTTCGGCGTGGCGGCTGTTGCCATCGGCGGCGCGCTCACGGGGCTGGGCCTGTCGCTCCAGGCGGCGAGCTTTGGATTCGGCGGAATCCTCAAGGCGGTTGGCAGCCTCGGCGCTGTCGTCGGCTTGGTGCTGAGTCCGATTGGTTTAATTGTTGGCGGCGTCACGGCCCTCGTAATGCTCGGGCCGCAACTCAAGGGTGCGTTCTCTGGTGCGCTTGACGGCGTGGCTGAGATGGCTGGCGCGGCCGGAGATTCGTTTCGCGCCGTTGCTGCCGATGGGATGGTTTTCTTCTCGGACTTGGCGACCACGGCGACCACGACATTTAACGGCATCTATGAGGCGCTTTCTGCTGGCGACCTTGTTGGCGCGATGGACGTTCTCTGGGCTGGCCTAATGGCTGGCTGGCTGCGGGGCGTCGAAGGGCTGATGAGCTACGTCGACCCGTGGGTCGCGATGTTCCAAAACACGTTCACAATCCTCGGGGCCGAAATCTACAAGGCTTGGGACACGACTTGGGTGACGGTGGGCAACGCCTTCCGCACGTTCGGAGCGTACCTGCAAGGCGTCTTCGACAACATCGTCAACGGCGTCCTCTCTCAGTGGGACAACCTGGAAGCGGGCATCCTCAAGTCGTGGAATTACATCCAGTCGTTTTTCAAAAAGGGCTTCGATCTCAAGAAGGAAAACGAAAAGGTCGACAGCGAGATGTCGGCTCGTCGGCGGCAGCGTGAACTGGATCGGCCGGGAATTGCTGGTCGCACGGCAGAGGCAGAGCGGCAAAACGAGCAGGACAGGAAAGACCTGGCCGACCGCCAAAAGGCTGTCGACGAAAACACCCAGGCCACCATCGACGCCCGCGACGCTGCAAATCAACAGCGTGCCGACGAGCGACGCGCTAACACGCAGGCTGCCGAGGCTAATCTTGCCGACGCCACCAGCGGCGTGACGGAGCGGAGCCGCGACG